TTTTAGCTTTCTTCTGCACAAGCGCGGGCGCAGGTTGTGAATTATCAGCTACCACTTCACGCCCCTGTGCGTACGTCACTGGCCCGTCGTCGTCGTCGTCTTCGTCTTCGTCTTCTTCCTCATCCACTTCCTCTTCTGTACCTTCCTGCGCAGGCGGCTGCACCCACTCGGCAGCGTCGGCAAAGAACGCCGCACGTTCGCGGGTTGACATACGCTCTACCACGCTTTGCGCATCTTCGATGGCTTCGATGTTGTACCCACGGCGCTGCAAGAATGCCACGTGGTGTTCGGTCACCACCTGCGGTACTTCCGGCGCGGCAGGCACGCCGGGTACATAGGGCTTGACATTGTGGGCCTTGAGATACCAGTGTTCGGCAACTTCGGTGGGAACTTCCTGCGGGCCGGGCAGAAACTCGATGCGTTTCTGGCTATCAAGCAAAAGAACCACACGGCGTGGAAATACCATCGTCGTCGTGGCCCCGTGGTAGTCGCGCATGAAAGTGGATGCAGGAAGCGTCTCGCTGTGCTGGCGACCAAATGCAACGTCGTGCTGCTTAATTGTCTGTTCTGGCATAGTTTCCTTTCGGCGGAACGGCCACGCTGCCGTGGCGTTGCTCGCCGCGGTTATCGGGTTGAACAGGCCCTCCCGTGGTTAAGAGTTAGCCGAACGTGCAAACTTCCAACCATTCGGCAGTGGGTTGCCTGCGGGGAGCCACTTCATTTTCTGCCCCCGTAAAATACGGCGCGTTCCAAGTCGTGCTTTGCGAATTACATCATTACGTTCTTTTTTGTGTGTGTTAGTCCCTGCGAACGTGTATTGCCCAATAACGCCCGGCGCATCGTTGCTTACGGTTTACTACTTCTAGCACCTGCACCGTAGGCCGCAGCCTACGCCGCAACAAACTTTGAATCCACTTGTGCCGATGACACGTTAACCTTGGCGATTTTCTTTGATATGACCGATAAGCCGCTTCTTAGGGTCTAACTGCGTATAGCCAACATACCGAACCAACTTTGTAACTGGGTCTACCAATCCGTAGATTACAGGGTTCATACTGGTAAGTGCCCCCTAAGCACTTACCAGTATTATACCCTGTTATGGTAAGCTATACTTCACAGACCATCCCTGTACGCGACGCAGCTGGGATAAACGACCTCCACAACTCCGAGTCGACAGAAATATGTGGTTTTGTGATAGATAGATTCGTACTGAATCGGGGTGCGCTGTAGCAGCGTCATGGGGTAGCGAATGCGCTGCTTGTCCTTGGTGTACACCATCATGCGGTCGTGCGTGCCTTCCGTTCCGATGGTGCCACCCTGCCCGGTGCCGATGCCCCACTTCAGCGGGAAAATTTCCAGCTTCCCGCGTCCGCTAGTGGTCAACAGGTTGTTTTCCTGAATGTACTTCAAGACGCTCACTGTGCCGCTTGTGCCAATTTTCTGCGTGCTGATCTGCCCAAACTGCACGGGCGGGAGCAACAGGCGGCTTGGCACAATGGCCCACGCGCTGGCAGCCCACGCCGATGTGATTATTTCGTTCACGTCCAGCAGAATTTCGTCAGGCGTCTTATTAGACCACAGCGGGCTGCCTCCGCCGCCATTGGCGACGTTGGCCGTATTCGTCACGAGTGCGTTATTCAGCATTCCCGTGGCCCCCGTGGTCGTGTCCCCGATGTACACCTGTTCATCGATGTCCATCTGGTGTTTCAGCTGCAACCCTTCATACTTCTGCTGGTCAATGGGCCGCCCCAAACGCGCCGCACTTTCGAGCTCTGGAATCGTATACTTGATTTCCATGCCCCAAAGCTGCAACGGGTTCGGGATTTTGGCAACGTCCACGCCGATTCCCGTGACTTGGTCCGTGGTCTTCCCGATCCAAGCCTTCCCATTCCCAATACCATTGCCGCCCATGCTGCCACTGGCCGCATAGGTGGTAAGGGTAAAGCTGCTAACTTCGTCGGCAATAGTAACGTCTTCGCGGAGGTCAATGTCACGGCCCCAGCTGACAGCTGCCAATGGCTCGTGGAGCGCAAGGTCCAAACGCTCCAGTTCGCCAACAAGAAAGGCACCCGTGCTATCTACGGTGCGCCCGTCGTGAGTGGTAAAACGGTGTGGCAGCGGTACGCCCATCGCGTTCCCGGCGCTGTCGTGTGTGCGCTGCGAATTGCTGTAGGTCATGAACTCGTCATGAGCCTTGGCACGCGCAACAAAACGCCCCGCGCTTAGAGAGTACTCGGGGCTACGTTCGTGAATTTGAAACATGTTGAAATCTCCTTCTTAGTTCAAATTTTTACCGCAGCTTACCGAATGCAGAGCTCCACAACCCCGTTAGCGTCCTGTACGGCGCGGTAGGTGAACCGTCCGTCAAGCGACATGGTGTTACCGCCTGAAGCCACGGTTTCAAAGCCGCCCTGTACGTGATTGCCGGACGACGCCGCGCACCAAATGAACACCGCGCCACCGCGCACAGCACCCGTCAACTGCCCGTTGCCCAGCACTACACTGATATAACCCCACCGCAGCACGTCCTGCGCGAACTTGGTGCTGGGGCCGCCACTGTTAAACGTAGCCGGGGCAAAATCCGTCGCTGCCTGCGGCTGCTGTGTTGGGAACGGGCGAACAATCACGCCCTCGATGCTAGTCAGCGCCGTGTCGCCCGCCAACAGTTTTCGCGGATTGTGACTGGTGGCGTCCAGCACTACGGGCTGCCCAAAGAACGTGGGCGGGTTAGTGGCGTCCAGCATCATGGCTTCAATGCTGACCGGGTGCGTGCGGTTCACGTCTCCTGCAAACCCCGCACCCATGCGGAAAGCAAAGGCGGCGTCGCGTGTCTTCATGCGGCCTACCAACAGGCCACTCTCAGCACGGCGGCTAAAGAAGTACTTTTTGAAGTTCATTGCTTGTGTTCTCCTGTTCTTGCAAATTTTTGCTGCCTGTGCTGTCCTACTTGTTATAGTGTGCGGTGTTGGCTTTGTTGAGTTCTGCAATGCTCTTGATCTTGCTAGCAATGGGAACCCCGGCAGCCGTACGAGCACTGTCGGTGGCGCTGGCCCGTAGCGCGTTGCTGTTGCTGTTCTTGACAAAGGTGCCAACTGCGTTGAACAGCGAGCGGACGTCACCGCACTTGCGCGTGCTCAGTTCGTGCCCACCCAGCAACTCGTCGCGGAACGCCTTGGCAGGCCCATCCACGCTGTCCAGCGCGCGGCGACGGAAGTTGCACAGGGCATCCACCGTTTTGCCGGGTTTGGACTTGGCGTCGAACGCGAGCAACTTTACGCCGGGCGCGATGATTTCGCCCAGCGCCATGGTAGCTTGGAAGCTGTTCTCGAAGGGCTTGCTGTCTTTCAGACCCTTGAAAGCAGCGTCATTTGTTCCCGGAGGCGCTTCGGCTTCGAACTCAATGGTCTCATTGTCGTCCGTCCGGTCGTCATCTTCTTCCTCATCTTCGCGGGAAGCGTCAACGGAGTCCTTAATGGACTTGATGTCCTTAGACATGCTGCTCTGAGCATCTTCCATCTTGGTCACGCGCCCATCCAGGGATGCAATGGCATCCCTGGTCTTTTTCTTTTTGTCTTCCTCGTCTTCCTCTTCTTCGGCTTCAGCGTCACGGGTACGGCCTGCGTGAACGTGGACGTGGGTGGCGGTTGCGCCGTTCTCTGGCAATTCGTCAAGAACGGCAGTCATGGCGCTTTCATCTTTCTTCTTGAAAGCGTCCAGTATTCTGTCCTTTAGGCTCTTCATTCCACTCTCCTTTACAGTTTGACTATCACCAATGGCACAACGCGGCCCGCAACGGCCACTATCGACTAAGGCTACATGGTTACCTATGATATTGACTTGTCGCCCCCTGCCGGGTGCAGTTTCCACGTAGTCGGCTTCATAACCGCAACTAACTTCTCGCTTGCCTCCTATAATTTTATGAATGGTTTGCGGATCTTTCACAAGGATATCCGCGAACATGACATCGTTCGCCGTACCACTGCCCCGGCGAGGATTCAGCACTTGCCCGCGCTCTAGCTCGTGCCAATTTGTAGGCCCAACGTCCATCGCTGGGTGCTCATCCACGAATGACTTACCATTGTAGCTGGCAATCGTTTCTTCGCGGAAAACTTCTTCCGGGTCTCGGTCGATGCGCGTGATACCATCTGGCCCCGGCGTTATGGGTGTCTCGCCCGGTCCGTAGATCATCGTACCCGTACGCGCCAACGGCACGTCTTCAATCAGCAGGTAGCCTTCCGGTGTGCGGCTTTGCTTGGGTCCGAGTTGTTCGACGGTCAAGAATCGCATGTTAGTTCACCGTTGCACTGCAAAAAGAACCGCGTTTGATGGTTAACGTTCCGGCAGAAGTCGCGTTGTAATTGATAATCAGCGTACCACCCGCAACAGCCTCTTCAATCGTTCCGTCTAAATCGGCTTCGAGCGGGGTCGTGATTGTGGCATTCGCTCCTGCGAGTGTAACGATAGAGCCAGAGGTTGTAGAAGTTGTAATGGCGTCAGTCGCCGTTCCCGTAAGCGTAGAGTAAATGCGTGCGTGATGCAGCATGGACGTAGGCGCTATGGAAGAATTCACGCCAACCAGCAGGCCCAATGTTGTCGCGCTGGCCGAATAGTAAATGCGGCAATTCCACGAGTAATTCCGCGCCGTGGTGGTAGCGGGCAGGG